TTTTATGAAAACAAGAAGATGCCTTATGGTAAGTTCAAAGGTTCTGCTTATAAGGATCTTCCGGAACACTATCTGAAATGGTTAGTCAGTAACAATGCAGCTAAAGGAAAACTTCTGATGTATTGCAATTACAGATTAAACCTTCCAAAGAAAAACTACCAGGTTACTGTAACAGATTCCATTGGTGGTGACGGTATCTACATAGTTCAGGCATACACTAAAAATGATGCAATGCGCGTATGTATAAGAGAAAATAACATTCAATCAACCCAAAGTTATCATGGAACAGAATTTGAAATTACTGAGATTTGATACAATAAACAGAGCCAAGGAGAAATTCCTTAAAGATTATGGTAGTACTCCCATAGCATCTGACCATGTAGAAATTGATGCTTTTGATTTCTGGGCCATTGCTAAGCTTCCTACTACTATGAGTTTTTGTAGTAAGGAAACATCCGCAGGCTTTTTTAAGGCAGAGTTTTACCATGAAGGATATCTATATGTGCACTACAGCATAATATCAGATACCATCAGTGACTCACTTGACTTTGATACTTTCTGTTGTAAGTATACATCAGATGATCTACCACTACCATCAGACCATTGGAATGATGGTATGTATGAAGAGTTTTAAAATATTCCCCAATGCACTAACCAAATGGGTGAGCAGTTGTAATAGCTCCTATTAGCTCAGGTGAATGGCTGAGTTAATTATAAACGAGCAAACCCTAATAGTAGAATAGAGGCTAAAATTTCGTATTGACGCTACAATGAATATTCTATTCATCTATTACAACTGAGTGCAGAGGGATTATTAATACTACACAATAGGGTCGAAATTTAGCCTGCGGTAAAACCAGTTATGCTGGCAGGGCAAGTGTAGTTTAATCAGCTCCCAAGGGTGAGCAGTTGTAATATCAGTACAAAGTAGAAATACTGGGGTGCTTATTACAATTGAGTGCAGAGGGGTTAATACCAATAAACTAATTATTATAAAAATGATCACTGAAAGCTTTCATCCTTATAAAGGGTATGTCATAAGACTCCGGGCTGTTACTGATAATGGTTTTGGTTTCTCTATTATTAAAGAAGTACCAAATGCTACCAGCCCTGGTGGTATAAAGAAACTGTATCTCCGTGAAAAGAGATATGCTTTTACCAATGCTGAGGCTTTGATGAAAGAAGCCATAAATTACATTGACAACCACGAATCTAATTTGATTCAGAAAATAAATAAACTCACATCCAAAATCAATTAATCCAAACACAATGAAAAAAGTAGCTGTATTAGGACAAGAAACTCTTGTCAAAGAAATCAATAAGATTCTTGAAATCTTTAAGGGTAGTGATACTGAAATCAGACCTCATTTTATTCTTACTGGTCCATCGGGATCAGGAAAGAGTTTTACTATTGCTGCAATGTGTGCTGTTCTTGAGATTCCGTTTATGGAAGTTAACGCTGCTCAATTGACAAAAGAAGGTACTGCTGGTAACAGTGTATCAAAGGCTTTATCTCCCTTGGCTAACACTGCTGGAAAACCTATTGTTTGTTTTGTAGATGAGTTTGATAAGCTTTTTATCAGTGGTAATTCAAACTCTGACCTTGCACATGAAACTACAAATGGTGTTCAGAATGAATTCTTAAAGGTCCTTGAGTCTGATGAAGCTGCTGTCTATGGGGATTATGGAAAGTACATAAACATCCCAATTTCTAATGTGCTATTTGTATTTGCTGGTGCATTCAATGGTGAGGATGACATAGATATAGATCGCCTCCGTGAACTTGGTCTTAAAACTGAGTTTTTAGGAAGAGTTGGTTTGGTGTTCAATACTAAACCGTTGTCATTGGATACCCTCTATGAGATCTTTGACCACTCTAGTTTGTTTAACAAATACCTAGAGCTGTTTGATGGAGTTGACCGTGAGAAGGTCAGTTATGAAATCAAGGCCAAGATCAAGGAGAACTATGATAATAATACATTGGGTGCACGTATGATTAATACATTGATCCACCAGTATTTTATCAAAGGAGGATTCACAGATAAAACAGAAAAAAAGGTTACTTTTCAGAAAAAACTCACCCTATGAGCAAAATTATTCTATTGTGGTACCTGATTAATGGTACCGTTGAATGTGAAAGTCCTTCATGCGGTTTTTGTTCTGTAATAATCCAAAGGAGGAATATACACTAGGGTTTACACTTATAGAAGGCTACTCAATGGGGATGAAGGTAATAAGAATTAAGAATATCTTTGTTACAGAATTTAATAAAATAGGTTTGATATTTACCTTTGTGAATTATAGGAAAATACTGTTTAACAGCTAGTACATGTTAATTCACATAAAAAGTTGTAGTAATATTAAGGTTAAACTAGCAAGAATCTATTGTTGAGATACATGTGTGTACAGCAAAATGTTACCTTATAAATAACCAAGCTGAGTGCTTATCTAAAACATAATAGACGTATTATGCTAACAAGATTATGGTTTATTACTACAAATTGTGTTGTTTCTCCTTGAGATAAGAGAAATTAGAGATTGTTCGGCTGGTGTATCAAATAGAGAGTTAAGTATGATGCCTGGGTTATCCTAACAATAAATGACTCTACAACACAAATATCATTCTCATGTACTATAAGTCTACACCTTGTAAGATAGTACAAATAGTGCAATGCGTGACTTGAGCACTGTAAAAAAATCACAAGGTTGCGATTGGGGTGATTACCCAGGGAAAAGCAAGATTCAGGCGTGTGTAGGGGTGCCAGTAGAGTGTAATGAAAAGTGCACACTTCAAAGATGAAATAATCATATCTAATTGTTTTGTAAGAAGCGTTTAAGTTTGAAACAAGATTGTAATACTACCATGAGATTGAGATGTATTACATGAGATTACAAAACATTAGATAATACTCTATACCAATATTGTTTTACAATGCAGAAAATTAGCAGGTAATTATGAAAGCACCTGATATTGGTAGAAGACAATTATAAAATCTACTACAGTATAACCTTATAGTAGATGGTGGCAGCATAAGAATTAAAGTAGAACTAAATGATTCTTGCTTATGCCTTAGATATAGTAATATGTCTGTAGTAGTTGTTAATGACCAAACATACATGGAATAACAACATTGTGCGAGCCTATTGTGGTGGTAGGAAGGTAATTAATCTAATTAAATTATGGAACACTTTGTTATGACAACCGCATTTCATGATTTCTTGGAGGATCATTTAAAAATGACTCAAGAATTAAAAGAAAGGGCAATAGCTGAATACAAGAATTCATTGCTGATGCCCAGAAAAAAGAAAAAGAAGTTTAAAAAAACTGCTCTGATGCTATACAGTGTAGCATGCTGGGCAGAAAATATTTGATATGATTACACCCGTTAAGAATATTTTCCTACAACCTGGACAAATATTCAGAGTTGTAAGGTATGATGAACCCTTGCAACCACACTTTCTTGTAAGGGAGATGTATGAGGATCCGCATACTGATGCTGGATGGGATACTACTTTCAAATCTAAAAAATGGTTAGGTACTGCTTGGCATACTGTTGAACAAGAACTTCCTGCCTGGATAGGAAAGAGTTATGATGACCTGAATGAAGGTTTTACACTTCCATCTAGAAGATTTTACTGTGAAATTATTGAAATCATTGAACTTTAAATCAATTTACAATTATGATGTACTATTATTATGGCCGTAATGGTCAGGAGTTTGTTACTCCAAACAGAGATTTGGCTTTTGCCCGTGCTGCTGTACATGGCAGTGATGTGTTTAGTATGGAAACTGAAAACCCTGAATCAAATGCTTAGTCTACTTGGAACATTTGTATTTGGGGGAATTATAATTTTCCTACTAATCTTATTGTGTGCTTATGTGGCTAGTGAATTTGAAGGTACTATCCTTGAGAAGATGGCAGAAGTTCTATTCTACATAGTTCTTACCCTGGCTATGATATTCATTGCCTACATTGTTATTTCATTCACTAAAATTCTATTATCCTACATTGTTATTTCATTCACCAAAATTTTATTATCCTAATGGCTAAAAAAAACCAACCAAAAAAGAAAAACACAGCTTCTGAAACTGACTGTGAAAAAAAGTTAAGTATTGTTACTAAAGCTGCAAATCTCCTAGAAGAAGATTTAAGACTTCATCAGTGGATCGCGGTTCTTAGTAAACAGCATTTGCAAGGCTGCTTAAATTACACGGGGGAGATAACCAGTGGGGACTTGGCATATGCTGAACAATTAACAAGAAGAATGTTAAAGCATGCAGAAAATAAAAAGAATCACGGTCCTTTGTCTGCTTAGTAGTACAAAAACGTTCTTGAGAGTTTATCACTTTTATTCAAATTACAATGCAAAACCCTTTTAAAATTGCAAGAAACATTATTTTTTTTCTTGTCATGAATTTATTGTGTGTAATGGTTCATCTTGTTTTGTTCAAAACAAGCATTCCTTGGTTGGGATGGGCATCACTTACACTTCACCTCTGGGGATTAACATATTTCCCCTACAAAAAAACATTCAATTAATAATCAAAAACCAATGAAAAAGTTATTTTATCTTCTAGCTGTGGCAACAGTATTTGTTGCGTGTAATCCCGTTCAACCAAACCATGAAGGTGTTCTCATGCAGAACTATGGTAGAAATGGAGTTTCTGATTTCTCTATTGTTACTGGAGCTCAAGGTCTCTTAGGTCCTGGCTCTGAGTTGTATCAAGTTCCTATGTATGAACAAACAGCTGACCCAGAACCAGTAGAAATTCTTGCAAAGGATGCTGGTAAGTTTACTGTTGACCCCCGATTTACCTATGAAGCTATCAGAGGTAAAGGTATTGACGTTGTGTTTAGCTACAAGCATACAGGATTTGAAGACAATATGGATAATCTAGAGAATATGATTCTCAATCCTATTGTTGTTAATGCTTTTAGAGAAGAAGCAAGACGGTTTAGTACTGATTCCCTTATGAATAATCTAAACACATTTGAGAACATTGTTCAGGATAGATTAAAGAAAGAGTTTGAACTTAAGTTCTTTAAAATGAATAGTTTAACTTCTGGGTTAACTCCTCCAGCTTCTATGAGTAGAGCTATTGAGGATAGAAACAATGCTATTCAAAAGGCCAGACAGGTTCAGAATGAACTTGAAACAGCTAAGCTATACCAAGAAAAAGCCCTTATTGAACAGCGTACCAACCAAATTAAATCTCAAGGTTTAACCAAAGAGATTCTTATGGAGAAGTATATTGATGCTTTGCGTAATACAAACAACAAGGTTATCATTACTGATGGTCGCACTCCGGTTATACTTAACCAATGATAATAGGGGGAGTGTAAAAGCTCCCCTTATTTTCTATAAATACTTTTACTATGAAATTTAATCCTGGAGATAAAGTTGTACTTGTTAAAGAAGATCACTGGTCAGAAAGAGACCAGTTAAAAATTGGGCAAATTTATACTGTTAAAGCTAATGATGGGTCAACTATTAAGCTTTTAGAAGGTGCCTACGGTTATTGGCTCCATTACAACCAACTCAAGAAGGTAGTTACTACTGTTGATATTGGTGCTAAGGTTGTAAGAGGTAAAGATTGGGATTATGACTCACAAGATAAAGATGCTATTTATGGTATTATTGAAGAAGCTGGTAGTACCGGTTGGGTAAAAGTCGCATGGCAATCTAAACAAGGTATTACAATAGATCGTAACTCATACAGAATAGGTGATGATGATAAATATGATCTCTATTACTATGATGGTGCTGAGATTGTTACTACTGAACCTGTTTTTGTACCTCCTATTGTTGCTAAACCAGAACTATTAGTATTTGATAAATCTGAACCACCTCCTATTATTACTAAACCAGAACTATTAGTATTTGGTAGCTACAAGATTGGGAGTGTTGTAGTTTCTTTACAAAATTTAAGTGAGTTTAGAACAGAAGGAGGGATGTTTGAAGTTTTAAAAGAAAGTGATACAACTGTTCTTTCTTACAAGCCTGAATATTCTTCACATTCTAGTTCTAATTATAAAAATTCTACTAGCCCAAGTTCATGGAGAGCTGCTACTGAAATTGAAGCTGCTGCTTTTAAACGAGGTATTACTAACATTAATGAAATAATGCCAGAACCTTCTTTAGCCTTTGAAACAGTGGCGCCAAAAAGTGAACCTAAAAGGGATGAACTTGTAAAAGAAATGCAGAAGTTTATCCCAGGTTATCATCTTGGGTGCACATTAGAGGTTGTTAGTTTACCTGATATAAAAGGTAATACCCGAGTAGGTTCAAGATTTGTTAGTAATCCTTCTGAAGAATGGTTAGAGCATATGCTTGATGAGTTCATCAAAAGGACTCCAACATGTGCTCCAGATCCACTAAATACTTTTGAAGCTAATTATTTGCCAGAAAACTTAAAGGTTGTTTTTGAAATTGAAAATCAATTTAAATCATTACCCGGAGATGCAAAAGACATACCTCATAAAGAGTTAGAAGGCAAGTTTGTCAGGTGTATTGGAACTGCATCATATGCTCATCAAGATTATTATTATGACCGCTATTATTTTGTGTCTAAAGTAACTAATTACACAATACGCATAGTAGATCAAAGACATGTTTATTCATGGAACAACGATAGCGCAGGTTGTACAGTAAGAAAAGTATTTGATTTATCTAAAGGTTATACCTATGATGAAATAAAAGATAAAATTGATGAAGTGGCTTTAAAAAAAGCTACGTGCTCAGGTTATCAAATACCTGGTTTATTCGTAGGTGAACCAAATCTCCATTTACCTGATACATCTATTACAGTAGTAAGACCAACAAGTACAAAACATAAGCCTGATGCAAGCTTCCAAGTTGCATTCGTAGAAACCCAGCTACGTAAACCTGGGAAAAAAACAAAAATCAAATTTTAATTCAAAACCCAAATGAACACATTTGTTAAGCAGATCATTGCAATGATCACCGGAGACACAGCAACAGAAACAGCAATGAAGATTAAGCGTCAAGCTGAATCAGCATTGAAAGTTCAAATTGCAAACAGAGAGGCAGAAACAGTTAACCTGGAATCTGCTGTGGAAGATGCTAAAGCTGAGCAGCTTAAAGCATTTGTAAATTATGGCAAAACAATGGAAACAACTGAAGCAAGAGCTCAGTATGTTAAGTCATTGGTAGATGCAGAACAAAAAATTCAGGAAGCTGAGGAAGCTTTGGAAACTCACCTTACAACTCTTGATTTCCTCAGAGGAAAGCTTCAAGAAGTTTCAGCTATTGATGCTGAAGATGTAGAAAAAGCTGGGTAATTAATACCTGGTCTGTGTGGTGGCGGAATGGTAGACGCAGTTGATTACAACCCCGAGGTAAAATCTTGGCGCATAAGAAGAGTTGATTACAGGTTCGAATCCTGTCCACACAGCTAAAATAAAACAAAAAATTATGTATTTGAAACAAAAATATATTATTACTGAAAACACAGAAATAATTGTGTTTAGCGAATTATTACAACATTCAGATTTTAAATCTTTTAACCCCATAAGTGCTGGTTTTATTTCTTTTGGAATCAATAAAGAAGGGAATCCAACCTGCCGTTGCTATGGTGAAAGTATTAGTTTGGGGTTGAAGTCTAATTCTGAAGAGGATACTAAGATAGCAAAAAGACAGCTTGATATGTTGGATAACTATTAAGAAGTATAGTCAGGTGGCGGAATTGGTAGTTTATCCAATCAAAAGTAAGTGAGGATGAGTAGTTACTTCTATCAATCCTGTCTTGACTACAAAAAATAAAGATATGAAGCAAGTATTAGAAACAATAAAACATGATTTTTTAATGGATCCTCTGTACTACATAACTCTCGCTTTAGCCGGGGTATTAATTTGTGTATTGATTGGAGGTGCTATAGCAAGTGTAATATAGTGTGGTGGCGGAATGGTAGACGCTAAGAGTTTCTTTAATGAGGTGGTCTTAGAGTAGCTGACACACTTAGATATAACAAGGTAACTACTCATACAGGTTCGAGTCCTGTCCACACAGCTAATTAAATATAAAACAACTACTGATTAACACTAAACAGTAACAATTAGTGACCTGAAGTTGGCTATCTCTTCAATGAGAATTGTTATCTCACAGTCTAAGATGTGAGTAGTTTAGGTTGATTATACATCAGGTAATGTACGTTGGAGTGCCAACGGAGGATAGTCCTGCTCTGTTACCACTTAGAAGGCAGCAGTTGTTTTTTAATTGTACCCTCATAGCATAACTTAAACCCATAAGGTTATGAGGCATCCAAGATGGAGGAAATGGGTTGATACCTCCATACCACAGGAGATGGCAGAGTGGTTATGTAAAAGGATTTTAAAGTTTAGGTATCAATAGAATTGCGTTTTGAAGAGGAGCCTAATGCCTTACACACAGGTTCGAGTCCTGTTCTCCTGACTACAAATCAATTTAAAATCAACATGAAACAAAAAGAAACACCAATCAGAAGAGAAGTGCTTCATCAATCTAATTATGAAGCACTTGTGGCTGCTTATAGCAGTGATGAATTTACACAAAGGAAGTTAGTATTCCTTGATAGACTGCAAGGTTCAGTTATTACTTTGGCTGAGTTTGAAGATAAGATATGCATTGGTGGATACACCATGATTCCAAGATTTGTAAAGAAGTATTGGGTTCAGTATAAAGTTGAAGAAGGATTTACATACAACAAGAAAACCAAGACTATAAAGACATGGTATGGTAAAAAGATAATACAATCATATGGTGCTATGTATATGCATCTTTATAAGTTTGTAAATGAGACTATCAACATGGAGTTTATATCCGAACGTCTGTTTTATTTTATGAAGCCTGGTATTAAAACTATCAATAGACTGCTGAAGGGTAAGATTACTAACCCTAGAGATTTTATTCACTCTGTGATTAAAGATAAGCATCCAGGTATAAAAGTTTCAAAAGAGTTGCTTTGGCAAATGCATACTAAAAATGAAACCTTCTTTACCCTATTGTTTTATCAATCTCCTATGCTGGTTAGTACTTGTGAAAATTTGGATAAACTCCTGATGTATTACTTGTCTCCTGACCTAAATATCAATCTTTACGCATCTAATACATTGATTGATTTATCAACACAAGCTGCAGTTCTGAATAAGAAACTGTCTTATTGTTGGTCCCCTAAAAGAATGGAAGACGTACACTCTGAGTTATCTAGAGAAATTGCAAAAGAAGCTTTTAAGTCTGTAGAGTTTGTTGACTATGGTTATCAGGGAGAGTTTCCCGAGGCACCCTTTATTCAGCTCCTTACTAATAATAAGGACATATTTGAAGAAGGTAATGTTATGAGTCACTGTATATACAGTAATTATGAACGCAGGATTAGTAACAAAAAGTATTTTGTTCTTAGATACCTAGATGATGATGGAGTAAGGGGTACTGTTGGGATCGGATACAGTTATGATAATGGTGGTAAAAAAATTTTTTCAATTGATCAGTTTTATGGTAAAAGAAACACAGCTGTTCCTGATGAAGCTTGGGCTTATGTTGAAGCATTTCTTAAGAAAGAAGATGTCCAAAACTTTTTTAAGGGTAATGGATATAAGCCATACACCAAATCCTCAAATTTGATAGAGACTAATAATTTAATATTTGAAGCCATATGAGTTCTGCCATTTACGTTAGCAATGATGAACTATTAAAAGTTATTAATGCCTTTGTAAAAGATGATATACATAATAGAGATGATGTAGTTAACTGTATCTTGTCTATTGTTTTAGCTGGTTATTCAAATCCAGAAATATTAGTTAAGGCTACACTTGGGCTGATAAAAGAACCGGTTTTTACAGTAGGTGATACGGTTTATATAGAACTGCAGAATCTATATCTTGGAAGCATTGATATAACAACCTCTGAAGCAGAAGGTTTTATAATTGATAAATACATAAAAGGTGTAGTTACAAAAATAAACAAGTTCTCTACTAACCCTTATCATATTGATGTGGTAACTATTGCTGCTGATGGTAAATATGAGACTCGTGCTGTTACAGTATCAGATGCTAAGCTGCATGATAAATTGTTTATACCAGCTCCAGGAAGATTAAATGTAGGAGATATTTTATGAGTAAAGATACAAGACCGGTGTATATGGGCACCTATGAAATCCATAAGAAGTTAGTTGATGAGAAGTTGCATAGTCTTAGATTGGACCAGCTTGACAATAGTAAACAAGCTATGCATCTAAGAAATGATTTTGAAAATTATAAATCAAGCATTGAAAAGAAGCTTCTTACTGTTGCTATTCTTACTGGTGTTAATGCAATAGCTATATTATTGCAACTTATTTTTGGATAAAGCTTGTTATTTTTGATAAGTTTTATTATGTAGACTATTTTTGATTGCATGTTATATCAGCTACCAAATGGAAAAACAATCTGCCTTGATGTGGAAGATTATCTATCCTTGACTGATATTGACATTCAAAATCTTATTGCTCTCAATGTAGGAGATCCTCACCTTAATCCTTTTAAAAACTCAGTTATTCATTCTAAATCTGAAGATTATGATGAAACTGATGAGTTTTTTACTGATGAAGAGGTTCATGAATCTTATTTTGAAGAGTATTTTCCAGATGAAGATGATTCACCATCCAAAGATGACATCTTAAACATTCCGGATTCAGAGTAAAGCAAATTATTTTTCAATTCAAATCAAATGAGTAAAGTTAAAGTAAGTGCTAATGCACAAGGGCAAGTTATTGTCCCATCAGAAAATTCAAAAGGTTATGGTTATATCCGCCTACAACAGGATAGAGCCTTTGTAAATGACAAGAACTGGGTTAGTGTTACCACGGTGAGCACATTGCTCTATGGTACTATAGAGAACCTTTCAAAGTTTGGCTATACTGCAGGTATGGAGCTACCTGGTAAGATTATTATCAAAGAAAGTCTTGAACCTTTCAATTTAGAGAATCCTGAAAAGGATTACAAGATTGCAGGTAAAACAGGCATTATCTGCTGTTTGGACGCTCAACCTGTTTACAGAAAGACTTTCTACAGTGCTTCAGAGACTGAAAATGATGTTTTCATCATTCACAACAATGGTGCTGCAATTAAAGCTGCAGCAGCGAGTAAGGTTGAAGAAGCTCCTGTTGAAGAGGCTGCTTCAGAAGAGTTCACATTGTAAAATAAAATGTAGTTAATAAAAAGGGGAGACAGTGTTCTCCCCTATTTTTTTGTAAAAAATCAATCCCCAATATCAATCATGACAACATACCAAAAAGTAGTTTATGAAGGCCGCTTTGGCGCGTATCAAAAGTATGGAAACAAGTTTCAAAAATCACAAGTTCAATTTGAGAAGGACCCATTTAATGCTTATCAGAACTTTCTGTATAAGCGGGCAATGTTTGGTCTTTCTGTGTATGGGGAGGAGGAACTGAGTAAGATGCATTGGGACAAAAAGAAAAGAATACAGAAAGTCCATACAAGATGTCAAGAAATGCTTAATGTTTGGAAACAGGAATTAGCAAATAACAGAGTGAACAAAATGTTATCTTCACTCTTCTGGCACAGCTCTTTAGTAAAAGATATGCTTGATAAATTTGCTTTAGACACAGATCCTAATTACATTAGCAATCTTGAGTTTAAAGATTTAGGTATCAGCAAACAAGAGATTGTTGCCAAACTGATACAAGAAAAAATCTTACCTTACAATTTTTATCAATTAAACCAGGCAGTATGAACATAAATGAGTTGAGCAATGCAGAAGTATTGTTTCTTTACTTTTCAAATCAAAATTACATTGATGGTATCAATGATATTCTTGAATATGGTTCTACCTATCAAGAGCTTGATTTGGCGGGTATATCAAGAATAACAATAGAGAAACCTTTATCACCTGAAGAGCTAGAAGATTTAAGAAATTCAGTCTTTTATCGCAATGCTCTTTCAGTAAATGATAAGTTGGAACCTATTGTTCAAATGATAAAAGAAGCAGACTCTGCATTGTATAACTCATTTGTTAATACCAAAGAAAAGTTAAGCTAATGAAATCTACATTCATACTTAATGGCAAAGTTGTTTTGGTTCTCAAACCAGAAAATGATGCTGAAAAACAAATGTTAGATCTGCTTGCTAAGCAACAGAATAACATGCAAAAAGTTACTGATAAGAGTAACTATGCGTTAGTCTATGGCAGTGATTCAGTCATCATAACCGCAGAAGATGCAGAGAAAGAATAAAGTGTGTGATGGTTGTGGTAAAGATTCACCAATTTGGAAGAGACACGAGGGCAAGAGGTATTGCAAATCTTGCTGGAGTTGCCATTCTAGTAAAGAGATAAAAAAACCAACAGTTAAAAAACCTCTTGCTCCTCGCTCTTCTAAAAAAGAGAAACTTGATGCCTTATACACCATTGTCAGAAAACAATGGATGAAAGATCATCCTTTCTGTGAAGCTAAACTTCCTGGTTGCTCACTTGAAGCGCATGATATACACCACAAGGAAGGTAAAGTTGGTGAACTCTATTTAGATACTACCAAGTTTATGTCTGTCTGTAGGAGCTGCCACACGTTTATTCATGATAACCCTAAGATTGCAAAAGATCTGGGATTGTATCACTAATTCCCTAAAAGAATGGAAATTACTATTTACACTGATAGTTTAACAGTGGATAAAGCATATACTGGATTAAAGGTAACTGTTGATGTTTATGTTGAAGATATACTTAGTCAACTAAATGCTGTTCACAAAAATGATCATATAATATTAAATGATCAATATGAGAAATTAGGTGAACAGTTTGATGAACTTAAGAAAGCATATGATGAACTCCGTGAAAAGTTTGACATGTTAGACCCGTAAACCCCGTTTGTATGAATAAAGATCAAATCCAAGAGCATGCTCTGTCTGTTTTATTAAAGCACAAAAGAGCATCAGTAAACATATCTATGGGTGTTGGGAAGACCCTTATAGGTTTAAAACACATGGCCCAAAACTATACTGATAGTTCCATGTTTTTAGTAGTTGCACCTAAGATCTCAATATTTCAGTCATGGATTGATGATGCTGGTAAGTTTGGCCTAGAATATCTTCTAGAACATATCACCTTTACAACTTACATATCACTTCATAAACAGAAACATCTGTATGATGTAGTTTACCTTGATGAGTGTCATAGCTTGAAAATGAGTCATGGTAAGTGGCTTGCTGGTTACAGCAACAGTATCATCGGTCTTACGGGAACAGCTCCTAGATATAAAACATCAGAAAAAGGGCAGCTTGTAAACATGTATTGTCCTGTTGTATATGAGTATAAACCGGATGATGCCATAGGTGATAATATTCTCAATGACTACTCTATTGAAGTGCACTTCTTACCACTTGATAACCTTAAGAATATCTTCAAAACAACCAAAAAGGGCGGTTCCTATTACACATCTGAAGTAAGTCTGTATGATTACTGGTCTAGAAAAATTGATGATTCTTCAGAGTCCCAAAGACAGATGTTTAGAATCATGAGAATGAAGGCCATGATGTCATTCCCTACTAAAGAAGCATACGCAAAGAAACTCTTTCAAGAGTCTACAGAAAAGACAATCATCTTTGCTAATACTAAAGAACAGGCTGATAATCTTTGTAGGGAATCATACCATAGTGGTAACAAAAACTCTGAGCAAAACCTGGAAGACTTCAAAACTGGAAAAATCAACAAGCTCTCTGCAGTACTGCAGCTCAATGAGGGTATCAATATCCCTGATCTAAAAGCAGGAATTGTTCTCCATGCATATGGTAATGAAAGAAAGCTTGCTCAGAGATTGGGTAGATTACTCAGATTAAATCCTAATGATAAGTCCAAACTTTACATACTGTGTTATCAAGATACAATTGATGAAATATGGGTTAAGTCAGCACTATCAAGTTTTGATCAGTCCAAGATTCAATGGGTAGAACGTAAAAAATAACTTTATGATAATTGTTACAAAGTATGAAATTGGTGATACTGTATATTGCATGAATAATAACAGGATTGTAAAAGATACAGTAAAAGGATTAGAGAGCATCACATATAACGATAATCATACCCCACCCATGTTGATTATTCGTTATCTTACAAACCGTGGTTATAAGCTGCATGAAGATCTTCTTTTTGAGTCTAAAGCTGCTATTATTTCCCATCTTTCAGGAACAGAACTATGAGTACAGAAACTCTTGAAATCACCAAAACAGATGTTGATCAAGAGCAGGAACCTAGGATTGTGGTTTTCAATGATAACCATAATAGCTTTGATCATGTAATTTCCTGCTTGGTTCAGTATTGTAAACATTCAGTTGCTCAGGCTGAGCAATGTGCGTGGATTATCCACACCAAAGGTAAGTATGCTGTTAAGCATGGTTCCCTAGAAGAACTATTACCAATTAATGAAGCACTCGGTGCAAATGATTTAACAACAGAAATCCAATACTAATGGAAGCAAAATTTCACAATTACACACAAGTACCTGTAGAAAAAGTAAAAGAACTAAGTTTTAACAGAAACAAGAGTGAGAAGCATGTAAAGACCTTAACAAGATCAGTAAGTAAAGTTGGTGTATTAAGAACACCGGTGATTGCAAAAACTAAGGCTGTTAGTGGTATTACTGAATACTATATTATTGATGGTCAGCATCTTATAGAAGGTCTTAAGAGACTGAATGTAGAAAAGGTTTATGCAATTATTGTAGAGACTGATTCTGTCAGTGAGATTGTAGATATGATGGCCCTACTAAATAATGTCCAACAGAAATGGACACTGAATAACTATGTAGATGCGTATATAGGCATGGGTCTTCAGGATTACTTTATTTTGAAAGAGCACAGTAAGAGAAATGGTTTTACCATCAATATGTCTGCTGGAATCTTAAGTGGTTGTAGTATTTGGGGTAAAGGTACTGATTCTGTAAAGAATGGTGCTTTCAAAGTATCTGCTACAGATGTTGAGGAACTCACTAATAATATTAATGAGTTGTGTGCTATTACTGGAGTCAATACTAATAAGTTTCAGAGTGCTTACATCGGTTTCTTCAGATCAAACCGTAACATCTATAACCATGCTAAGTTTATGAAAAAAGTGAGTAACAATCTGAGCTTATTTGAGAACATACCTCATGATACAAGTTATTGCCATTCACTTTTAGTGAAGTTATATAAAGGTAAATAATAGTTTACCTATATTAGCATAAAAATTACCAGATGGCAACTCTCGTTTTACTTCTTATCATAGCTGGATTAGCCAAAGCTTGGTCTGATTCATTAGCTGATGAAGAGCTCAAAGAACTTGAATGGTATAACAAGTATGACTTCACTAAACCTGGTGAGTCAAAGCATTGGTGGTATTTTGGGTTATATACACCAAAGTTTCCCGAAAAGTTTCCTTTTAGCTCCACCATATTTGTTTTTGTTACTGATAAATGGCACTTCAGCCAGTTTATTATGCTCAGATCTTTTTATACGGCAATTGCAATGTTCCTCACAAATAACTTTTGGTTAGTTATTTTCAGTGTGTTTGTGGTTTTCCCAATCATCTTGGGAATATCTTTTGAGGCCTTTTACGGTGTATTAAGATCATATTACAAATCTAAAAAGAAGAAAAAATGAAGTTTGTCATCTGGTTTTTAAAAACTACTGCATTTCACATAGCAGTTCTTTTGATAATGCTGATTATATCATTTACCTGGGAAGCTGGGTATGATAAAACTATTGCTTTATACATGATCCTTACTACCATTGTTGTATTGTTAGTAGGGAAACTTTATTACTTTAAGAAGTATGACGGAAAATCTACCAAGCGGAACAGAAAATGATCCAAGTGCTCCATGGAACACAAAAGACTTATGTAAATATTGTGACATAGACACCTTAAAAGCCATTGCAAGAGATAACTCTCTAGATGATTATGGCTATGAACATCTTTTTACGGAACTATATCTATCAACTGGAATCTGCAGGCATTGTAAAGATGAAGAGACTGCAGACTTCCGGGATGATGATTAAAACCAAATCATTATGAAAATCATGTTAAAAATTGTCCTTGCCCAATTAATTGTGGCAGGGCTCGTCTTTGCTGTGTTTATCAATACCCCTACTAAAGAAAGGAAACTGATTGAACACAAAATACCTTGTGACTATCTAGAGTCCCGGTATGAGACACTAATTGATAGTGTTGCTGACTTAGAACAGAAAGCTGAGATACTAAATAGGTACCTCAGTATGAAGCATCTAGAATATATAGATGTATGCAATCTTGTCCAGAGAAAGAAAAATTGATATATTTGGTGGCTAATAATAAAAACCAAACAATATGTCATACACTGTTAGAGGAAAGAGAGTACTCATCAAAAAGCCAAAGAAGATTGAATCACCAATTCAACTTACAGAAGAGATGGAAAAGTCTCTTGAGAAAGACCTTATTAAAACTTGGTCAAAGTTAGAGGTAGCTGCAGTAGGAGAAGAGGTAAATGGAATTAAACCTGGAGATAAGGTTTATGTAGGTTCCGCTCTTGCTCACTCAGAAATACTTGAAATTGATGGTGAACATTACTTTATGGTAAATGAGCAATCCATAGCAGTGATCTGGTAAGAGACCAAAAGAAAGTTTATAAGAAGGGAGTCATGTACTCCCTTTTTTCATTTAAAATTATTACTGATGACAAAACAAGAAATACAAGAAAGGAATAAGCAAATAGCTTTGATGCTTGGATGGAAATATTCCTTTGCACATAAAGTTGACCAGTATGGATACTACCAAACTGTTGATGGTTATTCTACACCATACATAAACACACTTGATGAGCAAGCATTAGAATATCAAAGTGATAAAAATGCTTTTGCAGTAGAAGATTTACAATTCCATTCAGATTGGAATTGGTTAATGGAAGCTGTTGAGTTTATTGAAAATTTACAATCTGATAACTTTTATATGGAGTTTTTCTGGTTAAACGGGCCAAATGTTTCTTTGTATCAAAAAGATAATCAGAAAGGTTTAATACTATGGGAAACACACGGAAGGTTTAAAAATGTTGAAACTAAAAAAGAAGCTGTCTTTATAACTGTATCTGATTTTGCTAAACTTTATAACAACAAAGAACTATGAACGGAATTTATCTAACCCAAGAGGGTAAACAAGAAATCGAAGCTAAGATAGCTGAACTTGAAGGAACAAATATCCATTTAATGAAACCAAGTCATACACTAGGTTCATTAGAAGGAAGAATCTCTGCTTTAAAAGAAATCCTAGAATCAGCAACAATACTACCTGTTGAAGAAAGTTGGGATAACGCTATTGATACACATGATGTAGAAAATGCTTTTGTGAAACATTATCCAAACGGAGTAATTATTCAACCTAAACAATAAAGAAATGAAAAATATTCACGTACTACCAACAGATAAACCAAGTAGACTATTTTTTAATGATGGAGAATTATGTTTTAGAAATTCTATGTCTTTTAAAGAAGGAGATATCCCTAAACACATCTACATCACTTCTGATGAAGAAATTAAACAAGGAGATTGGTATCTCAATGTAGAAGAAAAAAATGGTATAAAAAATCCATTTTATGGAAAATTATATAAAGCTAATCAATCTATAGGTAAAGTATCTTTAGATTATCTTGTGAATAATCTTAAAAAAATCATCCTAACAACAGACCCCGACTTAATCAAAGCTGGAGTTCAAGCTATTGACAATGAGTTCTTGGAATGGTTTGTAAAAAATCCTAGTTGTGAATATATTAAAATTGATATCGAGTTATATCCTTGTGACTCTCAAGGCAATGAGATAATCTTTTCACAACCTGCGAATTTAGGTGGTTCAGAAGATTATAGAAATAACATCAAAACTTTCATCGAACAGGAACACTTAGATAATAGGAATTTCATAAAGGCTTTCGATAGAAAAAGATTCAAAATCATCATTCCACAAGAAGAACCTAAACAAGAAAACTGTTGTACTCCAGTAGGTCAAATTAAAAGATATGTTGATTGTGTAGGATGTGACAGAAAACCTAAACAAGAAACACTTGAAGATCCTGATGCGTACTGGTTATCTTCAAGTAAAAAAGAAAGAGAATGGCAAGAAGAAAAACTTAAAGAAATTTTTGAACATTATCCTAATGCTGCTCCTAGATATCAATATTTGAATGGTTTAATACAAATGGCTTTAGAAAATATAGCCAGAAAAAATTTTTTAGAAACCCTTGAAGAAGCTGCTGAAAGAATCTATGATGATAATCTATTTGATTATGAAAAATATAGATACGGATTTATAGAAGGAGCTAAATGGCAAGCTGAAAGAATGTATAGTGAGGAGGATATGAAACAATTTGGTTTGTATTTAGGAGATAATCTTAAAAAGCTAAAAAATAAAAGTATTGATGAAATATTTGAACAATTTAAAAACATTTAAACTATGAACGCAATAGATATTGAAAAACTAAACCAACTAATATCAAGAACAGATATTAGTGGTAATGATAAAATAAAATGGCTTACTGATTTTATAGACAGCAGAGAATTTGGGCAACAAGAAAGAAGTTATAGTGAGGCTATTGAATTTGCTGAATGGATTAGAATTAAAGATTTTCAAACTACATCTAAAAACAATTGGATTGGTTTAGATATGAAATACTATACAACACAAGAATTATTTGAACAATTTAAAAAGAAATAACATGGAAAAAGAATTTGTACCCTACGAAGAATCCTTGGAACTTAAAGAGCTTGGATTTGATGAAGAATGTTTTGCTTGGTATGCAGAAACTAAAAATTTACAAATTTCACCTGATGTTTATAAAAAATGGACTTCTAAACCTTGTAATAATTCAAATATAATTATTGTATTTAATTCAGATTGTGTTACAGCACCACTTTATCAACAAGCATTCAGATTTTTTAGAGAGGAGTATAATTTAAGAGGATTTATTGGATTCAGACCAAATGTTAAAATGTTTGCTTATCACATATATGATATGTCATTATCAGGTTTAGAATATGCTAAACAAAGAACAATGGAAGAATTTAATAAAGACCCTAAAGTTGGAACCTACGAAGAAGCAGAACTTGCTTGTCTTAAAAAACTAATTGAAATTGTAAAAAAGAAGTAATATGGCACAACAGACAGCGGTTGAATGGCTTATTGAGCAAATTCAAAATAGACAAAATGGAGTAATAAAAGATTTACCCGTATTGTCATTAGACCAAATATTTGACCAAGCCAAAGCAATAGAAAAGGAGCAAATTATTGAGGCATCTCATATTATGTATATGAATGGAACCACAAAATACCCAATTACAGCAGAACAATACTACACCCAAACATATGGAGGTGACAAATGACAATTAAAAAATGGCTTAAAGATGTCTACTATGATAAATATGGACAATACCTGTGGAGTAAGGATTCTACGGGAGGTTCTCAAATGATTGGAGAAGTTAGGGGTTGGGGAGCATTGCAAAATGAATTTGAAGACCTAGATAAAGCAAGTGCATTTCAAGATGAAGTAGGTAGATTTATTGCTGATGCTATCAATGAAAAAATACAAAGAGATTTGGGAGGTGACAATGCCAAAGGTAACAGTTGAGTTTGACAGTATTGAAGAGGCTAAGGAGTTTCTTGAAGGAAATAAGTGGAAAGCTGTAGTTGTAGATTTACATCTAGAACTAAGAGCTACAACCAAATATGGATCAAGCCTTATCAAGCCTCCTTCAGAAGCAAAGCCTTCTGAAATCAAATCAGTGAGCAAGGTTAGAGAGTTGCTCTACAAATTAATTAATGAATATAACCTATCACTAGATGAGTAAGAAGAACATATCAAAGGATTTAACCTTACTGTCTACACATGTTGTAGAGACAAATAGTCAGGTGGAGTACATCATCAAGACCATGCATGATGAAAACATGAACCCAGTCTATTCAATAGAGTATGCTGCAACACCTGCTTTGGACAAAAGTATTTGGAACAAGACCTTATACAAAATAGTGAACACAGGTGATGGCTATATAGCATATAATAAAAATGATAAGCCTGTGAAGTTATCAGACATGAACTATTCACAGTTCTTTGAGCTAGCCTCCCTGTTCAGGTTTGTGACAAATGCTGATGCGACCTATAAGGGCAAAGTAAGGATTCTAGAGTATAAGACTGTTGATGAGTATAACTTCTAAACTATGGAAAAAAAAGTAAAGAAAAGTAGTAAGAAGTCTCTGGAGATCAAGTTCTCTGGTAGATCTACAGATTACATATCTCCCAGCTTTGCTTTTGGGTGTGGTTACAATTGTTCATACTGCTATTGTAAAAGACATGTAAATGATGGTATTACCTTCTATGATAATACTGAGGAGATTCTTACTGAAATTGACCACCATGCAATGTTTGCCACAGATGATAAACCAAATCAGACTGATGAAAGATACATCACCTATGATATTGGTTGTAATACTGATATAGTATTACATGCTAAGCAATTACCTATAGTAAAAATATTTAATTTTTTTAAGCATCATCCTGTAGCTAAAGCATCATTTGCAACAAAGGCACCTTATAATCCAAATTTAGCAGCTTATGCTTCTAATTTTGATTACAGTACAATACGTGATCCTAGAAATAATAAGATAAGAATAAGGATGAGTCTTATACCTCAGAAGTATTCTTCTATTCTTGAACCAAACACAGCATCAATAGAGGAGAGAATTGATGCAATTTATAGGTATATGAAAGATGGTTTTGAGGTGCACGTTAACTTCAGTCCTGTAATTGTAACAGATACCTGGATTGAGGATTATACAGAACTGTTTTTGATGCTGGACAAAAGACTTGGCCCAAATTTCAAAAAGTATATCAAGTGTGAAGTAATCTTCCTTACTCATAATGAGAAGAAGCATAATTACAATGTAGAAAATAATCTTCCTGGTGAGGACATGTTGTGGAAACCTGACATTCAAGAAACTAAAACATCTCAGTATGGTGGTGTCAATATCCGATACAAACATGAACTTAAAGCAGAGTACATCTATCAGTTTAAACAACTTCACAATCTAATAATTCCTTGGTGTACAATTAGATATATTTTTTGAGTACATTTGGGTATAAATTCCACCCAAAATGAAAAAAATTATCTTCTTATTCATGCTTTCCCTATCAGCATGCACACCTGAGTATTTAATGATGCCTAGTCACCCTACTCAGTTTGAATTATCACAAAATCAAGTAAGTACTGTACTTTATGATGATGATGGTCAAGTTATACCTGACTTTATTCCTGCTCTCCAGCCGTTTGTAAATGAAGGTTGCCAGACATCATGGGACAATCTATCTGCTATTATCAATCCGGATGGTAGTCTAACTTACTTTATTAATCTTCCTGATTATACTCCTGACTCTACTGATTATGATAAGGGTAGATTTACATTTATCTACCAGGCTAGAAATCCTTGGTTTGGAGTATTTGATGGAGAAGAACCTTATGCTCAAGTAGGAGGTGCGGGCTGGTACATGTTACCAATTGATGATTATGGATCAATGACTTGTCAAGGACTTCAAGAGATTAGAACTTGGGTTTTAGATGAACTTACCGGTACCTGGTATATGAATAGTCAAGTATGTTGGGCAGGGTTCTTATGTGAAGGACAGACGGAATGTAATCAAGGCTGGACTTTTGATCAGATTGAATACACAAGTTATCAATCAGGGTACATACATTTAAGTGATGTCCCTATAAACAACAATTAATATGACAGAACAAGAAAAAATAACCTACATGCAGATTGCATTAGGTATCCAAAAAATTGGTGTTGATGATGCTATGGCTGATAGAATCATTCAGACATATGAAGGAATTCAAAAACTTGGTGGTGACTTCAGCTTGAAAGATGCTGTCAAGATTGAGATGGATATCCGTGAGAAGTATGCCAAAAAATCTTTGGAGGAATAGTCATGAGAAGTTATGGTAAAGGTAAAGATCGCTCATTTGAAATATATGCAACTGTAGAAACAGATGTAGAGGTTAAGATTACGGTTCGTGAACTGTTTGAGCATATCATTGAGGATGATGAAGCATTACAATTGCTTAAAGAAATGCTTGTAGAATCTGGAGTGTTTCCAAAAGAAGTATTTTATACCAATGATACTGCATTATCACAAACCTTTGATACTGCATTATCACAAGCCTTAAGGTATCTTGATGAAAGATCATTTGAGCTTTCAGATGAAGATGAAAAAGCAATTATTGAAATTGCTGAAAAGTATAGATTTATTCCTATTAACAGATGGTAGCAGCGGATCCTGAATCAGTCAGAACAGAAAGAATCATAGCTTTATCTGCTCAATACAAAGTATTATCTGAAGTAGAAGAAATGTGGGGCACCAAACCTAGTAAACATAGGGCATATCTCTTTATAAATAAGAGAATGAAAGAAATAATCAAAGAGCTTCAAACCTTAAATGATATTTAACATTATGGCTGATATAGAAATGTGTATCAATGAGAGCTGTCCTTTGAAGAAAACCTGTTATAGGTACATGGCAGATCCTAATGAATTTATACAACCTTATGGAGAGTATTCATATAAAAAGAACGCAGAGGGTTTGATAACCTGTGATGGTTACTTAGACTACTCTCCTTACAAAAACAATTATGATGAATAATTTAATGACATCAGTTGCTTTTGAGTTAACAATTTTATATTTTACAGACAGTATTAGTAAGGATGAGTATGATTCTCTTTATAAGATGTTAGTGTCAAATGATCCTGAAAATCACATTGTTGCTGTTCTAGCTATTGAAACCTTCAAAAAAAGAAAGCGTGAAAACCAAATTGCAAATCAGAAAGAGGCTGGATGATGCTGAGTTACAACTTAAAGAGTTAAAAGCTTGGCATGATAAGGCCTATGCAAAATATCAAGCGGAAAGAAGAGCATGGGGTAAAGATGCAGACCGTGGTGAAATGGACTATGCATCTGACCTAACTTCTGAGTGTGAAAAAGAGATTAGTATTCTCAAATGGGTGTTAAACCTAAACAACAAACCAACAGTAAAATTTAATACAGACGAAGGAGATGAGTGAAGATGACAAGTTAAAAGTAATTAATCTGTTAATGTTACTTCAGGTTGTTGTGTATGCTGTGGATGAAACTTTACACATAAAATGGTTTAATCGTCAAAAAACTAAGGCAATATCAAATAATTTTCTTAATATTGTCCTCAAGGAACATGGTGAGGTAATCAAAGCATTTTGGGATATACCTCAGCTTGACATGATAGAGATCACAAGAACTCTAGAAGAATATGGTAAAGCTGCAGGAAGCCTTGACTACTATGATTTAAAACCTGTTACTGATTTAATAAACCAATATAAACAACAACAAAAACCGTAACAAATGGATTTTAAACTTTTTGTAATCATTGGCTTAAGCATCCTCTCCGTTTGGGGATTTATTTCAGCCATGATCAATTCTGCTTCTAACAAGAGCTTGACTTTAGAAAATGAAGAATTATCTAATGACATCCAGAAAATGCAAGTGACAATTCGTTCACAAAGTAAACAAATCAGCAAGGTGTTAGATGAAATCAGTGATCTTCAAAGTAAGCTTAGTACAGCTAATTTTGTTATTAATAGTAAGGATGTTGAGATTGCTGAACTTGAAGGTAAATTATCTGTAACTTCTAGAACTAATAGTAGATTGCTTAAAGAAGTGGCTGATGATATTACAGTCAATGTTAAAGCTGGTGATGATGCAAATCTGAAGGTAGAAAAACCAAAGAGACGTAAACCATATAAAAAGAAAAAACCAAATGGCGGATCAGCTACCAATAACAATAAAGCTGGAGAAAAGAAATAATGAGCTTTATGTAGCAAACCAAATAGGTAAAACAAAATTAGACCTGTTCATCAAAGGATTATCTGAAGGTGAGCAGGTCTTTGTGACTTATGAGGTTGCTAGTTCTACTGGAAACTATGCTCAACTTTCTAAGCTGCATAAATGTATCAGAGAGATTGCTAATTTTACTGGTAACAGTTTTGAGGATATCAAACTGCAAGTAAAGATGAGAGCTGGTCTCTGTACAGGAAATGATTGTAGATCATTTGGTGAATGTTCTGTTCAAGAACTAAGCCTGGCCATTCAAGCCATAATTGAAATTGGAGATATTGTAGGATTTAATCTTCATTAATCACCGTACCATCCTCAGCATTGAGCTTTACCATCTTGGTGTGACCTTGTTTTCTAGCAGCGTCTTCAACAAGTAGTAGGAAGGATAATATTGTTCTAAAGTGATATGAAGGTATGTGCTCATTATCTTTACCCTCATTTATGTTTTTAATGATTTCTTCAAACTCTTTACCATCTTTCAATGGAAAGAACTCAAGAAGAAATTGATTAAATCTAAAGTAGAAGTCAACAGGAATTTTTACATCAATTACTGTATCTTTCAAGAGTACTTCTACTTCCTTAATTTTTGAATTATTAGACATAAACATTATGTTAGAGACTGTAAATATACATGAAGTTCGCGAAAAGCTCTATAAATCCTTAGCTGGAACCGGTTGGGACAATGCCCTTAAAACCTTTCTTATTGGAGATGAAATGATTGTAATCCTAGAAAGATTACTGAAGGATGCCCTAGATGGTAAAAGATTTACACCAAAAATGGCAGATCTATTTACAGCATTCAAATCCTGTCACTTTAATAATACCAGAGTTGTAATAATTGGCCAAGATCCGTATCCTCAAATTGATGTTGCGAATGGTGTAGCTTTTTGCTGTAGTAAAAAAATGCGGGTTGAGAAATCATTAGAATACATGCACAAATCCATAAAAGAAACAGTTGATCCTGGTTACATAGGTTCTCCTGATCTAAGTAATTGGACTAGTCAAGGTGTTTTATTACTAAACGCAGCTTTAACTACAACAATAAGTAAACCAGGAACGCATTATCTTCTTTGGAGGTCTTTCATTGTACAAGTTTTAGATGCCTTGATATGGAATAAACCAGGATTAGTCTATGTCTTTTTAGGAAGCAAAGCTCAGGAATATGAACCGTTGGTTCCTAGTAACAATTATAAGATTAATGTATCTCATCCAGCTAGTGCAGCTTACAACAAACAGCATGATTGGGATTGCAACGATATGTGGAACAAAATAAACAAATACCTGAAAGACAATGGACAGCAAATTATATCTTGGTGAGCTAGTTATTACCGTAGAATTCAATGTAAAGAATGGAGAATTTATGTTCTATGTTGGTAATGAATATGATCAAAGAACCACAAACAGTAAGTGTCTGTATGATGCCTTATCTGACTATGGTATTGATTATAGCAGAGCAAAAGAGATTGCAATAAAATGTGATAAACTTTTTACTTCCGGTTTCAGAGTGAAGCTTTATAAAGGTCATTTTTACAAACCTGCCCCTACTAAATTTAGAAAAGCAACCAAGAGTGATGAATGATTTCTACAAATACTTAGATAGTGTTAAGATAACACCTAACGCGTTTCACATATTGTGGTGCATCAAGTATGCCCAAAAAGGTATAATTCCTAATCCTACTACAGAAATAAGAATACTGCAATCAGGAAAGCTGATTTCAGATGATTATAAGATTACTCCGGAAGGGTCTGAAATTCTAAAAGATGGAGAAGAATTGCTTTATGCTATAAAGAAGCCCGCAAAAAATGCAGTTATAATAGAGGACTTAAATCATTATATTGATAAGTATTTGAGTATCTTTCCTGCTGGTAAATTGCCATCTGGTAAAGCAGCAAGAGTGAATAAGAAAACTCTATCTGATGCTTTCAGCTGGTTCTTTAAAAATTACATTTATGACTGGGACACCATTCTTAGAGCTGCTTTTTACTACGTAGAAACTTATGAGAAGGATAAATTTAGATTCATGAAAAACTCACAGTATTTTATCAGAAAGCAAAATACAGATAAATCTTGGGATTCTGAGCTTGCTGATTACTGCGAGATTATCCTTCAGGGTGAGCAAGAAGAACCTAACCATTTTTCAGATAATGTTGTTTAAAACTACATTTGAATCTTAGACTAGATTTATTATATTTGCTCTTCCCACTTTTTAGAAATCCAAGTCTTAATGAACAATAAACATCTTTGGAAAAGTCAAAGAGAGGGTCTCTCTGACTCTCTTACCTACCTAAAAGGTAGGATGTTAGGTTCTATTAAGAGTCTGCGTACTCCTTGGGATAAGTTTAATGATGCCACAACTGATGGTTTAGAATGGCATTCTACCACAGTTATTGGCGGAAGACCTGGGTCAGGTAAAACTTTGATCAAAGATCAAATAATAAGAGAAGCTTTCAAACTGAATCCTGCAGAAAACTTTAGGGTTTTGGAATTTCAGTTTGAGATGTTAGCTAGAACCTCAGCTATAAGAGAATATTCCAGTATTCTTGGAAAATCTTATAAGTACTTGTGTAGTGCTGATGGTAAGCTTACTGAAGAAGATCTTAGTATTTGTTATGAGCATGCAAAACAAAAGGTTGGGTTACCAATTGATATTGTAGAAGAACCAATCACTGTTAGTGAGTTTCGTGAAACTATAATTAGTTACATGAATCATCATGCTGACAAAGAAACAAAGGAGTTTACAAAAACAATTGTTACACTTGATCACTCACTTCTACTAAAGAAGTCACCGTTTGAGAAGGATAAGTATGATACACTGTACAATCTGGGTGAAACAATCACAGAGTTAAAAAGGAGATTTCCAATAGCCTTTATAATTCTAACCCAGCTTAATAGGGGTATAGACAATCCTGAAAGAAATGAAGATGGCAAGTATGGTAATTACATTCTTGAGTCTGACATCTTTGGTTCTGATGCTCTCCTACAACATGCTGATACTTTAGTAGGAATCAATAGACCTGGTAAGCAAAAAATCAGATTTTATGGACCAGATAAGTACATAATTGATGATGACAAAATTTTAGTAATGCACTTCCTAAAATGCAGAAATGGAGACACTCGTATGAGTTTCTTTAAAGCAGCATTTGAAAGAATGAGTATTACTGAAATAGCAACTCCGCCAAAACAAGAGAAAAAAATTAAAATTTAATGAAGATTCAAACAAGTACAGCTCCTGCAAATACTAATCCAGGAGCAATTACAACAGAAGAAAGGAGAAAGAGAATTGTAGAATTAAGAGAAAAACATCAGAAAACTTTTGATGCTTTACATGTACCAGATGCATTGTTTTTTCCAAAAATGGCATACTATCCAAAAGGTAGTGGGGGAGAAGAAAAAGTAATTAGCTTTTTTCCTAGTGAGCTCCGTAAGGGATATGATATCTATACAGAGTTTGTTAGCAGAGATTACGAAGTGGAAGATGCTGAAAGAACTCTATGGAAATGGTCATACAATCCTCATTGGGAAACAGAGTATGAATCAACTAATGATGCTGCGCCTCGCTACTTGATACCTGTCAGAGAACTTGTTAAAGTATCTCTTCCGGAAGCAGCACCAATTAATTTCTTTAATAATATTGAAACAGATGCTCCAATATCTGAAATGACTATTAGAGATCTTGCTGCAATTCTTCTTAAAAAACCAGTCAGCACAAAGGTCTGGTTAAATGATTTAATTAAGTAAAATAAATCACATGCAAATTATATTGCCAACAAAAAAGGTTCCTAGAGTATCTTCTAGTCCTGAAAACCTTATCATTTTTAGCAAACCAAAAGTAGGTAAGACCACACTGTTCTCAGCTCTTGATGATTGCTTGATACTTGACCTTGAAAAAGGTTCTAAGTATGTAGAAGCATTAAAGATCTCAGCAGAAAGTGTTGATGAGATCATGGCTATTGGTAGGGAGATCAAAGCACAAGGGTTTCCCTATAAGTACATAGCTGTAGATACTGTTACGGCACTAGAAGAAATGTGTATTCCTCTTGCTGAGCAATTGTATTCACAGTCTTCTCAAGGTAAAAACTGGTTTACAGAAGGTAAGTTAAAGTATGGTACTATTCTCAATATGCCACAAGGTGCTGGTTATCCCTGGTTAAGGGAAGCCATGACAAAGGTTACCAACTATATTAAACTCTGGGCTCCTAGAGTTATCTTCTCTGGCCACGTGAAGGACATCCTTTTAGAAAAGAATGGTACTGAGTTTTCAGCAATGGACTTGGATCTTACAGGCAAGCTTAAGAGGATAATGACTTCACAATCAGATGCAATAGGTTATTTGTACCGCAAAGGAGATACTAACATACTTAGTTTTATGACTAAGGATGATGTATCTTGTGGTGCAAGACCAGAACATTTGCGTAACAAAGAATTTGAAATTTCAAAAATTAACTCCAATGACCAGATTGAAGTAAACTGGTCACAAATTTTCATTGACTAATTTTAAAAAGTATGATTAACACAATTGACATTCCAGAATCAACTGGTAGTTCTATTCCTAAAACATTACAACCTGGTAATGTTGTTTTCAAAGTGCATTCAGTAAAGCTTGATTCACCTCCTTATGACAGAGATGCTTTCAATTTTTCAGTCTCAGTAGAAAGTGAAGAAATTGAAGGTTTTGAAGGTTTCTTGATTGATAAAAATGATGAGAGTCTTGGTAGATTCAAAGGTCAGGTAGGTAATATCAGATTGAATCAATACCCTCTTAAAGATGCTGTTACCAAATCAGGAACAGAAATTAAGAGAGATCTCGAGCTTATCAAGCTTATCAAGACATTCTGTAATGTTGTTGGTGCAACTGAGTGGTTGATTAGTCAAAATGACAAACATGATACCTTTGAAAGTTTGATTCAACAGCTCAATGCTGATAAACCTTTTGCCAATAAATGGATAAGAGCTTGTGTTGGTGGTTCTGAGTATGTAAATAAGGCCGGTTATACCAACTATGACCTTTATACACCAAAGGCTGCTGGTAATACTGTAAGCATGGAAAGTTCAAGTGTTCCTGAATCAGAAAGCAAACTCATGACTTTTGATTCTGAGAAGCACCTTAGAAAGAAGAAAGTAGATGAAGTAAAATCATTTGGTGATTCTACTGTTACTTCCGCTCAGGTGAGCAATGACTTTGTACTTTAATTAATCTAGGGGGAGTGTTTTGCTCCCCCTATTTTTTTATTACTATGGGTATAATAACATCTCAGGTTTATGATATCAAGGAAGTTCCTGATCATTGGATATTTGAAAAGTATTGCAATCTTTCAGAGAAATTACTTGGTCAAAGAGTTTCCATCAAGTCCCCCTTTAATCCAAATGACAAAAATCCAAGCTTTGTAATTTATCTTGGTAATACAGGGTATAGATTCAAGGATTTTTCTACAGGAGTTCAAGGTGCTGGTATTGATTTTATAAAGTTAATATACAATATTGACTATATAACAGCTGTTACTAAAGTACTTAGTGATTACAATGCTGCTGGCAGATCTGATACTTCTGAGATACTATTATCACCTGTAAAGTATGACCTTTCTGAGTTTGTAGTAAGGGGCTGGAATAGTGTTGATGCTAAATACTGGAGTAAATTCAATATTAGCTCATCTGTTCTTGAGTTCTTTAATGTAAAGCCTGTTTCTTCTTACAAAATGAAGAGAATCAGCAATGACTCGGAACATGAAGTTAAGATAGAAAAAGAGATGCTATACATCTTTACAAGGATTGATGGAACTCCCTACAAAATTTACAGACCTAATCAAGAAAATAAATTTCTCAAGATTAAATCATACATCCAAGGTACAGATCAAATACGCTATAATCAGCCAAACTTGATCATTACCAAATCTCTTAAGGATATCATGACTCTAAGCACCTTTGGTTCTC